ATCCTTGTAGGGTGCCACTTGCCATTTTTGCTAACGTTTTAGGGCTTTGCGAAGTAGCGGTTTAATAGCACAAACTTTCAATTATGCACAAAACCAGTTTTAATAATTTTTTGAGCGATGGCAAAAATAATTGAATTGAAATCAACACTTTAAGTAATTTAATACAAAATAGTTTAAAATAATTGTAGAAAATAGTTGCAGATACAAAATAATTGCATATATTTGTATCGTTGAAAGCAATTAAGCACAACACTAAAAATAAAAAAAATGGAAAATTTTGCAGAAATTAAAATCGAAATCAGAAGAAAAGATTACCCACAAGACACAATGATTAAGACTAATCAGGAGTGGGTTAATGTATTAGACGTAAGTGAAGATTACGCTAATAGATTAATTAAGGAAAAACTCCAAAATCATATAGTGAATCGCATTGCTTCGGAAAGGTGTTCCGGTTGTAATTACAGGTTAGAAGCTATTAAGTTATCAGACAACGTATATGAACTAAGATAATGCGTAGGCTTTTTCATTTACAACTAAAATCGGACAACTCTCATAAATATTATGGGAGTTTGTCCGCATTATGCAATGACAATAAAGATTTTGGAGTTTCAAAATTTACGCTTGATAGATTTGATTTTGAAGCCAATTATTTTGAAAATGAAAATTGCATAATCCGAAAATCTGTAATGAAAACAACTTCTCAAATTGATTTAAAAGGGGAGAAAAAAAAGATTAAAAAAACTTCCACAAATGTCAAATCGAAGCGGTCAGGTAGCAATGGAGCATAACTCAAAGCTAAGTATGGGCGAAGTCCTACTTAGCGACAGTTATCCGCTGTTGAGCGTAACAAAATTGCGGAAGGTATTTGGAGTTTTCAATTTTATATGTAAATTTGGGTCTCTAATTTCTTTTACATTCTTTAAAAATTTGTTTTCATTGCAATCTTGATTGATTGATTTACAACTTTGAAAACTTTCCGGGGTGGAGTTGGTCCTCTGCTCCGGAGCAACAAACCCGGAAGGGGAGCGTTCTTATAGAAAATGTGAATCGGATGTTGAAGGGTAGCTGCTTTGACTGATGGTTTGTAAATTGTGATTTTGGTTTGTATAAATTGAATACTTGGACGCAAGTTTGATTTTTATTTCTTACTCAAGTTGCAGCGTTTCCCGCTATGATTACGTTCTGATAAAGTTGCTTAGCTAGTAATAATATTGGAAATAGGAGGTGCACCGAATTGCGCTTAATATCTAAAAAAGGAGAAATCAAGAAAAGCCCTGGCATTTGCTGGGGCTTTTTTTTGTGTCCTTTGCTATCGTGTTTTAAATTGGTAACTTCGGGCTATGGAGTTGCACAAATACAAAAAATACTGGATTAAGGAGGTGCTGAGCTTGATGGATGCGCTTCCTTCGTTTTCAATCGAATTTGTAAAAGCTGATGGTGAACTGATGTTCTTGGCTCTCGCCCAAAAAGGGAGAGTGGCAGGAAACTGGAAGAAAAACCGAATGGTGGGTGTGCAGCCCATTGATGTGAATCTTAACAGAACCGGGCACCCATACCCGGTGAAGATTGATCGCATTATTAGCTTTAACGGAAAACCTGTAATTTTATGAAAAAGGAAAGGCTTTATTCTAAGTCGGGAGAACCTGTGTATTATTTTTCTGAGAATAATAACGTGGCTCTTATTTTTAATAGTCCTGTGAAAAAGGCCTTGGAGCCTACTCCTAATATGGAGGATATGCCCGCCGAAGGTGGTATTGCTTACTGGGGATCTGATAATAATAAGCCTAAGACTTACAAAGATTATTTCAAAAAAAGCACAGTGCTGAGTCAAGCGATTGGCATAAAGGCTAAGATGGCTATTGGCAACGGGTTGATAGTGGGTAAGCTGGTTGACTTTGATGCTAATGGCAGAAAGGTGATTGATGTGAATGGTGTGGATAAGAAGATTCTGAATTTTTATACCAATGCTCAATTTACCCGAAGTTTGTATGAGGCATACAAGAATATGTACTTTAGTGGGAATGGATTTATTGAGCTGCGCAAAACTTTGGACGGCAAAGGGATTGGGGGAATTAATTCTCAACATTTTACGTATGTGAGATTGGGTGAGGTGAAATCCGGACGAATAGATAAGGCTTATATTTCGGGTGAGTTTCCTCAGATTTTGAAAGATAAAATGAGGGATTTGCCATATATTCCTGATTATGATGCAGCCGATTTTATTAATAATTCGAGTAAAAACAACTTTATTTATCACATCTACAATTATACTCCCGGTGAAATGGTGTATGGATGGCCATTGTGGGAACAGGCTATTCATAGTGAGTGGTTGGATATTAGTATTGCTACTGCTAGATTTTTGAAAGCTGTAATGAAAAATCAATTGGCAATAAAGTATCACATACAATCTCCTCAGGGATTTTGGGAAACGAATTTTCCTGAAAGCAAATATGATACTAAGGAAGAGTGGGTGAAGGCTATGGATGAGTTTATGGATAATATGATTGCTAACCTTACGGGTGAGGATAATGGAAAGAAAGCTTTCCATACAAAATATACTGAGGGATACAAAGATGCTATTGGCGAATGGAAAATAGATGTGATAGATGATAAGTGGAAGAGTACTGACTACTTGCCACAGAGCCAAGCGGCGAACAGCGAAATCTTATTTAATATGGAAATGAATCCGGCTATTATTGGCGCGGGTGCTCCGGGTGGTCCTTATTCTAATAATGCCGGAGGTAGTAATATTCGTGAGGCATTTTTGGCAAATGCTATTCTTGCACAGCCTGATAGACTGGGAGTGATAGAAATGTGTGAGACTATTCGCGATGTGAATGGATGGGATGAGGATTTAGTATTTGAAACTCAAAACAATGTGTTAACCACGCTCGACACCGGGTCGGGTACTAAAATTGTAAATCAATGAAAACGCTAGTACACAATGTGCATATTCTCACTGACAATGCGTTGGTGACTTTTGGCGACTTTAGTTTCTCTATGGTCGATAAAATGATACCTACGATAGAAAATCAACTGGTGAGCCGTGTGATAGGTCCCGAACAATACAAGGAACTGGTGAACTACCTACACAATAAGAACAGCGGAAGTGGCAGTGGGAGTAATAGTGGTAGCGGAATTTCTGTAAACGAAAAGTATGATCAGGCGATTGCTGATTTTCAATATGTGGTAAGCAATATTGCGATTGCTAAGATTGTGAATATTGGCAGCTTACAGTTTAGCAATTCGGGCATCAATATTCACGAAAGTGATACAATGAAAATACCTGCAGGGTGGAGACTGGAAAACTTGAGAACTGACTTGAGCAATGAAGCTTTTGACCGTTTGGATGTGGTGCTGGAGTATATGGAAGAGAATGCGGAAGACTTTGAAGAGTGGAAGGATAGCGAATATTTTACAAACCCTAGAGGCTTGTTTGTATATCGTAAAAAGTTTGTGGAAGAAACTTTCTCTATTGGCAACAGTTCTCTAATATTCGCGAGCCTATTGGCACAGCTTAAGAATGTGCAAATGTGGCAGATACACGGTTTACTTGGAGCAGAACTTTATGAGCGACTAATTAAGGTAAACAAAGGAACTGCTACGGAAGTGAAGACCGAAGAAAATATGCTTATACACTTCCTGAGAAGTGCCATAGTGTGGGGTGCAATAGTGAGAGCTGCTAAGAGTGGTGGTGCTATGCTTACTGATAATGGGTTTGCTTTTCGATCATTGGTGAGTAGCACTGGTAAGGAAGTGAGTGGAGTGGACGTGAAGCCGATAGAGAATAATCCTGCATTGTTGAGTTTGCTACAAAATGCTGAAGAAAGCTATGCTGAAGCTGTGGGAGTAGTGCAAAAGTACTTGAGTGAGAATGCAGCAAAATTCCCACAATATAAGAAGCCGGAACAAAGTATGAATGATAACCAAGGAAAAGCTATTTTCTCTATAACTACATAATGTATGATGGTGCAGGAAAATATATGGACAATGCTTGCAGGAGCTGTTCTTTCGGGTGGTGTGATGCTAAAAGTGGTAGAGCACTTTTTGGATAAAAGAAAAACCAAGTCGGACTTGAAACAAACCGACACAAATACGGATAGTTTACTCATAGAAAACTTTAAAAAAATGAGTGAGACTTACTTGATGATGAATGACACTTTGCAGACTGCCATAATTCAAGAGAAAAAGCATACTGAATTTTGTGAGAGGGAATTGAAAAAGGCGAATGACAGAATAGATAATATGTTGAAAGAAATCAACAAAATAAAAAACCTGTAAGCAATGGCTAATGTAAATCGTAAGATAAATATCTACATTAATGGTAAAGAGGTAGAGAATAGCTTGGGTGGTGTGACTTTGGCTATGAAAAAGGCAAGGGCAGAAATGAAGCATTTGACTTTTGGCACCGAAGATTATAATAATAAGTTAGCTGAGATTAGGCAATATCGTAAGATTTTGGATGATCACAGCAACCAAATTAAAGGTGTAGCCAAACAATGGTCGTTGGTTAAGAATGAGATATTGACCATTGGTACAGGGGTGATAGGTGCAAACATTGCACAGGGCATTTTTCAAAAGATAACTTCATTTATTCCTGAAACGATAAAGGGAGTGACAAAGCTTGATGATGAATTGGCAGATGTAAGAAAAACTACAGGGCTTACGACTCAAGAGATAGAAGAATTGAACAAGGAGCTGAGAGCGATGGATACGAGAACTCCGAGTACAAGGCTGAGAGAACTGGCAGAGGTAGCAGGTAGATTGGGTATAAAAGGCAAAGAGGATATAATGGGTTTTGTACGTGCTGCCAATCAGATAGAAGTAGCACTTGGGAAAGAACTTGGAGCGGATGCGATAAAGAATATTGGTAAAATGGTTTCGATATTCAAACTTGAAGAAAAGTTTGGATTGGAAGATGGTATGCTAAAAATCGCCAGTGCTGTGAATGAAATAGGTATGGCAAGTACTGCAAGTGAGGGCTATCTGGTTGAATTTACCAAAAGAATGAGTGGTATATCGGGTATAGCTAATGTAACGGCTGCTGATAACATAGCACTTGCAGGAACATTGGATTCGCTCGGGCAAACAGCGGAAGTATCTTCTACTGCATTGAGCAAATTGTTTGTTAAAATGGGTAGCGATGTGAAAACATTTGCCCGATTGGCCAACGTAAGTGAGGATGTATTTAGAAATACATTAGAGAAATCGGCTGTAGATGCATTGAAATTGCTACTTACTGAAGTGGGAAAATCGGCAACAGGAGTGGAAAGCTTATCTGCTATATTAGGTGATATGGGAGTGGATGGTGGTAGAGTGACCGGAGTATTGGGAACACTTGCAAAGAATGTGGATGAGCTGGGAAGACAACAAATGATTGCCAATAGAGCATTTGAGCAAGGGACCAGTATCACTGATGAATACAACATAAAAAATGAAAATCTTGCGGCTCAATGGGAGAAGCTTCAAAAATTAATTGCTAAGATATTTACAAGTCCTACCGTTGTAAATTGGGTGAAAAAACTGATTGAAGGAATGACAGATATGGCAAAGTGGATAAGAACGAATGGAACAAATATTGCTGACTTTGCCAAATTGCTTATGGTAGCAGGAACTGCAATGGTAAGCTATAAAGCTGCTGTATATTTGGCTTCTGTAGTAACAAGGGATTTTACCAAGCAAACCATCCTTAGCAATGTTGCAACCAAAGCCAGTGTGGCGTTGAATAATACTGCAAGGGCTTCTTTGGCATTGTATGCAGGTGCAAAAGCATTGCTTACAGGAAATACCCAAAAAGCAACTGATGCTATGAGAGTTTTTAACTCTGTTACAAAAATGAATCCTATTGGACTGTTGGTTGGTGGATTGATTGCAGCCGGAGGCGCAATGTATGTTTTGAATAAAAGGAAGAATGAAGCTGCACAGAATTATGATTTTCTTGCTAACAGCAATGAAAGATATAATCAAAAGATTAGTGAAGAAAGAAGCAAAATGGAAAGTATGTTTTATGTGCTAAAAAAGACTAATCCGGAAAGCAAAGAGCGGCAAAGAATATTGGATGATATTAATGCAAACTATGGAACTACGCTAAAAAATCTATCGGATGAAGGAGAGTTTCTTCGCCAGCTTGAAACTGCATACCAAGATGTGAGCAATGCTATGATGAGAAAGATTGCACTGGAAACACAGCAAGAAGAATTGACTGAACTATTTAAACAAAAAATTCAAGCACAAAAGGGATTGATAAAAGCTGAAGAAGATTTGTTGAATGCACAAAGTAATATTTCAACTCAAACCGGTTTATTTGGATTTGACACCCAAAAAAGTGCGATAGAAAAAGCTCAATTTGCAGTAGATATTACTAGAGGTAAGCTAGAAGAAATTAGTAAACAAATACAAAAAGTATTTGACGAAACCAATAAGGTAATAAAGGATTTACCAGCAGAGAGTACTTCTACATTTAAAACAATTAGTGAAGAAGAAAAAAAGGCTATTGAAGAAAGAACCAAAGCCAATGAGAAATACTTGGAGCAACTTAAAGACTTGAATGCTCAGTTGATATATGATGAGAGAGAAAAGGAACTTGCAATATTGAGATTGAAGCAAGAAAGGATGGTAAAGGAAGTAGAAGAAAGCAAAGCGAATGAAGGAGTAAAAAATAGAATGATAGAAACTCTTGCACAGGTGCATAGAGAGGAAGTTAATGCTATAAATCTAAAGTACGATATAAAGGATTATCAAGAATCTGAAAAATTGGCTGATAAGAAAAAACAGATGTATGACAAAGTAAGCAAGGCTCTTATGAGTGATAGAGACAGAGAGGTACAGACTGCAATAGAAAGTTTTGAAGAATTGATAACCTGGTCGGAGAGCAATGACTTGGTAGATGAAACGGCAAGGCTGAGAGAAAAACTGAATGAAACCATTGCCGAAATAGATAAAAAATATGCTACAAAGAATGGTTTGGCATTATTTGGTTTGGATGATGAATCAATAAGAATAATTGAAGATAAGCTTAGACATGTTTCTGACTTGTGGGGTTCGTTGATTGACATCAGAGCAAATAGAGAGGACAAAGAGTTGCAAGACTTTAGACTCCGCTCAGAGAAACAAATTGAAATACTTGAGAATCAACGCGAAAGAGGGTATCTTACTGATGAAAAGTTTGAAGCAAAGAAAAAAGAGCTTCAAGACAAGGTTGATGCACAAGCGTTGAAAGTAAGACAAAAGCAAGCCAAAAGAGAGAAAGCCTTGGCAATGTTTAATGCTGCAATCAACACCGCATCGGCTGTATCACAGATAAATGCTAACCCTGCTGTGAACTTAGATGTAACACAAACCTTGAGAGGATTGCTTACCGGATTGGTACTGGCTACAGGATTGGCACAACAAGCGGCTATTGCTTCGCAGCCTATTCCGGCATTTGCCAAAGGAGTTTTGAATTTTAAAGGAGGTAGAGCATTGGTAGGGGAAGAAGGACCAGAGCTTGTAACTCTTCCCGCAGGATCTAATGTATTCCCGGCACCAGTTACGGCTGACATTGCAAGAATGGTAGATGCCTTTACTGGAAATAATAGTAATACTAATGCTCCTTCGGTTAGCAGTTCGAATAATAGCAATACTCCTGATATCAATTTTGACAACTCAAATAATGATGCTATGATGCAAATGATGCTAAAATTGATGGGGTTGATATCTGATCCTGAAAACAGGAGAGCAATTATAGTAAGAGACGATCTTACAGAGTTTGACCAACAAACAAAGTTTCTTCAAGATTTTGGCAGTTTGAAAAGAGTAGGTTAGTTTTGTTGAAAACTAACTTATGAAAAGAATTTACTTATTTGTCATTTTATTTGCGTTATCTGCAAATTTATTTTCACAAAACGACAGTATTAGCTATCATACTGCATTTTTGCAAAACTTAAAAATTGATAGGGATGATATTTTTGAGTTGACACAATTTAGCGACCCTAATGCTGCTTACTATAAAAATATGTACGGTTCTCATTTATACATAAAGCAGCTTGATAATGGTAGTATAAATATTGTATTAGAATTGCAGCACCTTACAAGAAATATGCTTATGCTTGAAAAGTTTATTGTAATGGATAACGATAAAAATAAAATGGATTTTGTGTGTGGCAATAATTGTAAGAGCAAAGTATTGAGTGGACAATATGCCATATACACACTTGAGTACTTTGGATTTTCGTTGAGAGATAAAGAGATTTTATTTTTACAAAACATAGTAGATTCGGGAGGTGGCGTAATAAGAGCGATAGGTAGAGATAACTATGTGGATAGAAAAATAACCAAGAATGAACTTAAAACCTATCGTAAAATTTTAGATACTTACTATGCTTTAGTATGGCTAAGCAAGAGAAACTAAAACTCGATATAAATCCGTAGTGTACCGCCCATACGTTTGGCGAATTGTCTCATTTTTGCTTCTGATACATTGCGCTTTTTATTCTCTATCTGATTGTAGTAGGGCTGCTTTACTCCGAGAATTTCTGCCATTTTAGCTTGAGTCCATCCACGAGCTTGGCGCACAAATCGGAGGTAGTTGGCAAATGATTGGTTGTAGTCTTTGGGGATATAGTGTCCTTTGTCCTCTTCTGTTTCTTGCATAAGTTTGAAGTAATTAATTCAAAGATATGCGATTTATTATATTCTCACTCTTCGCCGTGCTCCTTACCAGTTGCAACCTCGAAAAACGCTGTGCAAAGCTTTACCCTCCGGGAGTAACGAAAGAAAGTACCGTAAAGATTACTTATAGAGATACTACCATACCCGGTGCCAAAGTGAGCCAAGTAGTAACGATGGAAGTAATAAAAGAAACACCCATATACCAAAAGGTGATAGTGAAAGATACTACCGACAGCGTGGAGCTGAGCTGGTACAAAGATGCGTATGGCAACCTGGTAATGCAGTGCGAAATGAAAGATAAGAAACTGGAAAACGCATTGGTGCATATTGCAGATTCGAGCAAGGAAGTAATAACAGTACAAAAATGTGACAAATGGAGAACATCTTTTGTAATACTTTGTATAATTTTTCTAATCTTTGGAATCGCACACTTAATTATTAGAAAATTATGATAAAAATTACGCTACAGTACCAAAAAAAGGTATGGATCAAAAATGTTCCATTCCCATTTCCTACACTCAAATTTGTGAATGAGGAAGTAGATTTTCCTGAAAAGGTAGAAGAATTAAATGCAGAAGCTTTTCAATTTTTGAGTCCATTCCTACTAACCGGAAATGTGACCGACGAAGCTTTGATTTATGCTTTGAAATTTATCTTCAAAATGGATGATGCTACATTTTTTCAAATGACATCGGTTCAAGTAGATATATTGGTAAAGAAGTTGGATTTTTTAAGACAGCCCGTGTCTTACATTAGCGAAACTATGATTCGCAAAGTGACGATGGCAAACGGAACGGTGATGGAAGGACCCGAAGACTCGTTGGCAGACTTGAGTATGGAGGAAATGAGCTACTGTGAGGCTTATTATTTGGCATTTTTTGAAAACAAAGATATGAAGTACGCTAGAAAATTGGCGGCATCGCTCTACAGACCCAACAGATCGGATGTAGCTTTTAACGATTTGAAAATACGTGAGTATGTGGAAATGTGGAAAGAAATGCCTGATAGCCTGGTGTATGCTATTGCTGTGCAATATCACTTCCAGATGAAATGCTTGGAAGAAGATTATCCAATTATTTTCCCAAAAAATAAAACAGGCAAAACAAGAGCCAACAATATGATGTGGAGCGATTTGATTTACAGCCTGCCAACTGAAAGCTACGGAACACTGGAAGAGAGAAAAAGAACCAAAGTAAGCGACTTCCTTGGAGAGAGTGAGTATAGATTGTTGAACCCAAAAAAGTAAAGTATGCCTGAAGAACCGATATACAGCACACTACAAGACTACAGAGATTACTTTGAAGATATTGCAAAAAAGCTGAAAGATGTGCAACACAGCGACAACCGCAAGAGCTTCTTTATGGTAGGAGATACTGAAGCTGAGAATGGCATAAAGAACTGGAAAAGCACAGGTGAAGCTCGTTACTTGATGGTGCTAGAAACCTATGAGTACAACTTTCAAGATGCAAGGAGCGACAACTTGATGAAGCGCAGAACGGCTGCATTTGGAATATATGCAGATCCGGGTAAGTTGAAAACAAGTGCCAACATTTTTGACATTCTGAATAAATCGGAGCAGATATGCGATGAAGTGATAAAGAAGATGCAAGAGGACAAAATAGACAGACAAAATACTGTAGTGAGAGATTTTGACCTGAGCAACGTACAAGCAGAGCCAATGGGAGGGGAGTATCTGGGACTGTATGGCTACAGATGCGAATTTATGTTAGTATCATTATTAGACGAAAGACTTAACGAAGAATTATGGCTATCACAATAACCAAACAACCCGCTATTGTAGATTTTGCAAAAAATCCAATTGCCTTTAGTGTAGTGAGTAATCGCTACTTGACAAGCCAAGGCGCAAAAGCATTTATCACTTTGCGAAGAGTGAGTAATCCTGTAGTAGGTAGTACGCTTACACTTAGCTCGGGCAGGTTGAATATTACATTTACATTTGTAACCACACCCGACGACAGCGGGACAGAATTGCCGGCAACGAGTGATATGTTGTTGTTGTTGCAAGGTTTTTTGAGTAATTACTTACTGACCAAACATTACAATGTGAGCATACTCAGTTTTGTGAATGGTGATTTTGCCATACAAGCCAAAGAGTTTGGAACTCAAGGAACTTTAAGCACTTCGCTTCCTGCTTCATTTACTCAGATTGCAGGAGTTGCAGGATTGAACAGATCAGTGAGACCGAACTTTACAATCAAAGCGAGAATAATGGTAGAAGAAACTGTGACAGGGAATGATTTTAGAGAATTTGCCACTGAAAATCTAAATGCTACGGATTCGGGAGAAAGCAACTTGAACGGATTTACGGATTTTTATCCCGGTGAATACTTAAGTACTTTATTCAGAAGATTGCTGGATTTGCCTACATTCAATGAAACTACTCCACAGCTTTGTGTTAATACGCTACGAAGATATTATGTGTTATTTGCTGAGCGATATGGATTCCCAACCATAGAAAGGAGAATGTACACTTCGGACTTCCTGAGAGTATTCAATGGATTGTTTGATTACAAAGCTTGGCCAACTCAGAATATAGCAGCAGCAGGAAACAACTTCCTAATAAATGGACCTAGAACGAGAGAACTGTACTATGATAGTCATTCATATTTGTTTTGGCTCACAAAAAGCAATATCAATGCCGGAGCAATAAGATTGCACGTGAAATGGTATATGGAGAACGGAACCGATGCAACGGATATAAAAGGAGAATTGGATCCAGTGGCTAACTTGAGAGTTTACAGATTTCCTACTGGAGCATCGCAGCTTAATCTTCCTGAGAATGTGTACAAGTGGGAAGTATGGCTGACGGACAAAGACAATGTACCATTTAGTGAGGTGTTTACATTTGTGAAGAAACTAAAACCTTGGAACGGGCTCACATTGATGTTTAAGAACTACTATGGAGTATTGGAATCGTTGTGCATCAATGGATTTACCGTGGCAGATAACAACGCAAGGGGAGAGGTGCTTGAAAAGTTTCTACCTTGGAACTATACTTTACCTCCCGATGGACAATTTGAGCAGGTGTTTGTAAAAAAAGAGATTAGCCCTTCCGATTTTGTGAGCCAAACCGGATATATAGACACAGCCTATTCGGCACACTTAAAGGAATTTGTAAATTCTGAAAGAATGTTTATTCAACTGGATGGAAGATACCAGGGCATAGTAATGAAACCCGGAACTGTGCAATACTTAGACACTCAGGAAGATGAACAAAACATTGAGTTCCAATGGCAGTTTGACCATCTAAACGACAAGATATGATAAGACTGAGTGTAGGTGATAGAGATTTGGTGCTAAAGCCGGGAACGGAAATTAGGATAGACTTAAACAATCCTTGCTTTGGTTACGGAGAAATAGAAGCTTCGATCGGGCTCAACTTTGATATTCCTGTATGTGAGGAAAACGATATTGCGCTGAGCTTTGCGCGAATGGTAGCCATAAGCGACAGAGTAAAAGTATTTGACTGCTGCTCCTTGTATTTTGACGGAGTTTTTTTGTTTTTTGGAAAATTGGTGCTTCAATCGACAATTGACAATGAATATTACAGAGCCGGAATAGTAATTGGCGGACAAGTGAGTGAACTCAAAAGTAAGAAGCTGAGAGATATAGATATGGGCTCAGTAAATATGGGTGCTGATGTGGATGAGAGAATTGCGAGGATGAAAGATATTGCAATGCAAGAATTTCCTAATGTAGCGATTCAGTTTCCCACCATCAACAATAGTGTGTATTACGAAAGTGGACAAAGTGTTAATGAAGATTTCCAAGGACTTGTAAATGCGTACAACGATACTGATCAAGTATACAAGAAAAATGAAGTAACAGAATTCCCTCTTCGCGACAATATAACAGCAATGAGCGCACAAGTGTACTTATTGCACGTTTATAGGAAAATATTTGAGCACGTACAAATGAATGTAAGTGGCAATATTTTTTCGGATAAAAACTTTAAGGATATCCTTGTATTTAGCAATGTGGATAATGGAAAACAAGTGCGAAGATTTTTTGTGGAATTGGAATTTAGTGGCAGTTTGGAATGGAGTGCGGGACCGATTATTGAGATTCCATTTGATATAATAATTGCAGACCCTCAAAACGTATTCAACACAACGACTCACCAATACGATATTACTCACACAGGAACACACATAATCAAAGGTAGAGTAGTAGGAAACTATCCATCAGGAGGCACTTTTGATTTGAATTTGATTAGCTACATCAACAACGTACCTCAAGAGACCACAACCATCACAATGGGAGTAACTTTTGATGAAGAATTTGAAGTTGCTTTTTTTGCGACAGATGCTAATATAGGAGACAAAGCGACATTGAGAATAAGTTCGCCATCTACATCGGGTTCGTTTTTTATTACATTTTGCGAGGCCAGTATTGATAACACACAAGTAAACAGCTTGAATGTGTTTTCGAATGCAGTGGAAATTGCCAAACAACTTCCCGACAAAAATGTAGGAGATTTTTTGACAAGCTTTGGCGAATGTTTGGGAATTATACCTTATACAAGTTTTAGAGTGAATGAGGTTAGGCTTGTAAACATCAATGAGCTACTAAACCAAAGTAAAGTGATAGATATCACTAACCGATTGATAAGTAACAGAGAAATAAACATAAGTGAGAATGAGCCAGTGTACACATTCTCTTATGACTTCCCTGATGATGAAGCTGTGATTGTGGATGACAAAATAGTGGGAGTAAATGTTTCGCAAGAGGCTAATATTCTTTCACAATTTACTACTCCAGAAACTTTAGGCGATTTTGCATTTGCCAAAGCACTTAACAGATACTATATAGTAGGAAGAATAGATAATATTCAAAAAGAACTTTTTTGGAGAGTACATTTTTTTGACTTTCAAAAAAAGAAAAACACAATAGGAGAGAAAGCTTTGAGAGTCACTCCATTGATGGCAACTACTGCTCAAGATACTAATTTGAGTAACCCTAATACTAAAGTTGGTACATTTACAAGAACTCCTGCAGAAACAATGATATTTGGTGGACAAGAAAAAAACACTGAGTTTAGGTTTTTCAGGTATTATGGATTGAGACCTGGTACAGATGGTGCATTGTTTCCACAATCAGGCAATGCAATTTCTGATGTAAATGGAAATATTTTATACGATTGGGACTTAAGATTGAATGGTCCAAGAGGGATTTACACTAATTTACTGCAAAATTGGTTTGAATTCATTAAAAATAGCGACACCATTACCGCCAACTTCGATTTGGACTTGAAAACGATTGTTTCCATTATAGATGAGATTTTTGGAGAAAAAGAAGTAAAACCGTGGTTGAGAGTTGTAAACAAAAATTACATACCTAAAACCGTTAGTTTTATACTGAGTGACCAAGGAATAAAAGCAACACAAATTAAACTTGTAGGATAATGGATACCACTAAATTAACAGGTGATGAGATTTTTGCTTTAGGCTTAAAAATGCGTAAAGAATTACGTGCTTGGAATAGAAAATCTATAAATGGAATGAAAGCAAGACTATTGCAATCAGGTGCAAAAGTTCACGAAAATAAAGCCAAAGAAGAAAAAAGACTGGTAAATGACTTAAGAAGCTATATAAGAATGTATGATTTATTACCAGAAAGACTCGGTTTTACTTTTCCTCGTCACGGAGTTTTTTTTTATAAAGGAGCAGGACGCGGATGGAATGCCAAAGGAGGAAGATTAGTAAGAACCGCCAAAGGCGTTCAAGCAGGAACACGGACAAGAAAAGATTGGTTTAATCCAGTAATTGAAAAAAATATAAACTCATTAACTGATATTGTTGCCAATAATTCAGCAGATTTTACAGTGAATGCATCAAGAATGTTAATCAATTAATTTTAATAAAATGTCACAAGAAACAATTTTAATCCCTATCAACTTTTCTGTTGCAGAATTGGTAAAACTAGCAATAGAAGCTACAGAAGAAAACTACGGAGCAGATGCCGAAATAATGAGTAAAATTGTATCAGGGCTCTCCAGTGTAAGCAGTACGGAACTTGCTAACCAAGTTTTTATCTACACAGAAGAGCAGGAAGAAAGCGCGAGCGGAAGCGGCTCAAGAAGTATTGATGCGGACTTTTTGATTAATTGGGGAAAAGTAGGAGAGATACTTATACCAAGATTGGCAAGAATAGACTAAAGTTCTACTTGCCAGTATATTCCAGTATTGGATTTGAATATTTGGATATTTCTTGCTAAGAGATAATCGGTGATAATCTTTCGAGCTTCATTGTGATTGTCACCTAGTTCAATTATCGATCTAATCTTTTCTATAATTTAATCCAGTGAAAGATAGTTTTCTATTGATGGTGTGATAATGCTATCTAATGCAGCATATAGAGGACTTTCCTCTTTAGTTTTTGTGTTCATAATTGTAAGATTGCATCACAAATTTAAGTAATCATTTAAAATACATAAAGATTTATTGATTATACTTCCTTATTTATGACTACAAAGCTTAATATTTTTGTGTTGGGTTAAGCAGGTAGTACTTAGGGACTACATTTTACAATTGTAAGATTGCAGTGCTTAACCCACTTTTTCAAAATATTCTCTTGGAGACCAATTGGTTAATTCCTGTAATTCACGATTAACAAGATTCAACTGAAAATCAACTTTAGTTTTCAGAGTCCAA